ATCGGCGTTCGCATGATCATGCAAGCGAATTGGATCTACCGACGCGCCGGCATGGTCGCCACGCTGACCAGTCCGACTTGGGCGTGATCAACTAATTCAGCTGATCAACGTTATCTCTCTGGCGGTTAGACCCGCCAGAGACCCTCAAACCCCACGGAGTTAAATTATGGCAGACGATAAAGCCGCTGCAGAGAAAGTTGCAGAGGAAAAGCAGAAAGTCGTGGAAGCGGTCGAGAAGCGTATGACCACCGGTCGCCCAACCCCAACCCAAGCCGAGCTCGACAAGCTCGCGCTTGGGCAACAGGTGACGCTCGAGCCAGATGGCAGTGAGCCAGATCCGAAGGCGCCTGGTTGGCACAAGGCGGCGCTCGAGGGCGACAAGCCGGCCGGGCAGGGCGGCAGCTATCAGACGCGGGCCTCGACCGCGCGTGCCGCTCCCACTCCTCACAGCACGACACACAGCTAGCAGCTGATGCGTGTTCCTGCGGTCCTGTCGCGTGTGGTCGACCGCTTCCGCCGCAAAGCGGACGGCGACTACACGCCTGGACCGTGGCAATTACCAATCACCGGCGGCTGGCTTCCAACCGAAGTCGGCAGCTGGTGGAATTGGTGGCAGATGGGCGGGATGCCGATCCCGCAGGACGCACAGTCCGCAATTGTTGAAGCATGCGTGTCGGCCTACTCACAAACGGTTGCCATGTGTCCGGGCGCGCACTGGCGCGCGAACGAAAAAGGTGGCCGCACTCGCGTCACCAACTCGGCGCTCTCGCGCATTTTGAAAAGGCCCAACGATTACCAATCGATTTCCGACTTCATGCTGAACATGGTTCGCATGATGTATCTGGATGGAAATGCATACGCGCTCGCGGTGAGAAACGAGCGGTTCGAAATCAACGAACTGCACGTGATGAACCCGATACAGTGCTGGCCGCAGGTCACGACCACCGGCGATGTGTTCTATCGGCTCGCTGGCAACCATGTGGTCAACTATCGGCTGGGCGAACAGCCGGTCATAGTGCCGCAACGCGATGTGCTGCATATGCGTTTGCACACCGCGCGGTCACGCTGGCCGTTTCCGCTGGTCGGCGAGAGCCCGTTGATGGCTGCGATGACCGACGTGGCGACCCAGTCGGCGATCATCTCACAGCAGCTCGGCTTCTATAACAATCAGGCGCGCCCTTCTGCCGTGCTGTCGACTGACCTCGTGCTGGATAAGGAGCAGGTCCAACACCTACGCGATCGATGGAATGAGCAAACAAAGTTGCTGCAGGCGGGAGGGACGCCAATTCTCACCGCCGGTTTAAAAGTCCAACCATGGACCATTCTCGGACGCGACGCGGCGATCGCCGACGTGTTGAAGTTCACCGAGCAGCATATCGCGCTGGTCTATCGCGTGCCGCTGCAGATCCTCGGCCTCGGAGGCGCTCCGCACGGCAACACTGAAATCATGATGCAGGAGTGGATTGCGACCGGGCTTGGCTTTGCGCTGTCGCACGTGGAAGAGGCGTTCGGATGTTTGTTTAATCTGAAAGGCCAGCCCGACGAATGGGCAGAGTTCGATACCAAGGTGCTGCTGCGCTCTGCATACAAAGACCGGATCGAAGGACTCGTGCGCGGTGTTCAGGGCGGTGTGTACAGCCCGAATGAAGCGAGAAATGAAGAGGGGATGGATTCGGTCGAGGCAGGCAGCGAGCCCAGAGTCCAACAACAAGTCGTCCCATTGAGCGCCGCCAATGCAATTCCTGCAGCGCCCGCGCCGCATGCGCCGCCTGCAGCACCGCCAGCGGCACCCGCTAAACCACAACCACAGGCAAAGCCCGATGACGCCCAGCGAGAATTCCAACGGATCCGGGCCGCAGCAGATCGAATCGGACGACGCCGACTTCTCCGTCCTTGACGGATTTCGGCTAGCCCTCGGCCAGGTGCTCGAAGAGGAGCGCCATCAGTGGTCGCGTGAGCGTGCGCTCACAATGGCCGAGCTCCGCGCAGAGCTCCGCGCCGAAATCATGTCCTGGAGCAGCACGGTCAGGACCCTGGTGGAAGAGCGCCTGGCCGGCCTTCACAATGGCGCCGATGGTCGCGATGGGTTGCCTGGAGAGCCGGGCCCGCCCGGCCCACAGGGCGAGCGTGGACGTCCAGGATTAGGTTTGCCGGGCCCGCAAGGCGTCGCCGGCGACCGCGGTGAGACAGGCGAGACCGGAGCTCGAGGGGAGCAGGGTCTGCAGGGGGTGCAAGGCGAGCGCGGTTTGATCGGGCGCATGGGGCCGCCCGGTGACGTTGGAGCTCCGGGCCCGCAAGGCGGCCGCGGAGACATTGGCGTGCCCGGGGCGCCAGGCGAGCGCGGAGAGCAAGGTCCGCCAGGTGAGCGCGGCAAGGATGGTTTGACCGGACTTCCGGGGCCAGAGGGTTTGCCGGGGGAGCGGGGAGCGAAGGGTGAGCAAGGTGTGCAGGGCCCGCCCGGCGAGCGCGGGATGACGGGTCTCATGGGCAATCCGGGTAAGACCGGGGCTCCCGGGCCTCAGGGCGCGCGTGGTGAGCGCGGCGAGACCGGGGCGACTGGTGAGCCAGGCCTCGCCGGCGAACGCGGCCAGGACGGCGCTAAAGGTGCGCCAGGCGTGCCAGGAGCGCAGGGGATCCCCGGGATCCAGGGTGAGCGAGGGTTGCCCGGGGAGCAGGGCGCGCGCGGGATGCCAGGCGAGCGCGGGGGCGACGGCCGGCCAGGCGCGCCGGGTCCACAAGGCCCACAAGGTTTGCGCGGCGGCGCCGGCGAGACTGGAACTCGAGGAGAGAAAGGCGAGAAGGGCGACCAAGGCGTACCCGGGAAACTGCCGCGGGTAAAAGCCTTCACGCCGGACGCGGTGCACTACGATGGCGACGTCGTCACGCATGCCGGCGGCCTCTACCAGGCGATCGCCGACACCGCGAAGACGCCGCCGCACCCAGATTGGGTCTGCCTCGCCGCCCCAGGCCAGGATGGTCAGAACGGCAAGGACGGCGCCGATGGTCTCACGCCGATCGTGCGCGGCACCTTTGCCATGGATCAGACTTACAAGCGGCTCGACATCGTCGCCCGCGATCGCGGCGCCTTCATCGCCAAGGTCGACAATCCCGGCAATTGCCCTGGTGAGGGCTGGCAGCTCATCACCGCGCACGGTGTCCAGGGCGATCGCGGCAAGCCTGGCGATCGCGGCGAAAAGGGCGAACAGGGCCCGCCTGGCGTCGGCATCGTCAGCTGGAAGATCGACGGCAAAAACTATCGCGCCGTCCCACTGCTGAGCGACGGCAACGAAGGCCCGGTGCTCGAGCTGCGCGCGCTGTTCGAACAATTCCACGAGGAAGCCGATGGTTGATACCGTTGAGACCATCATCACGCCGGCGACGTCCTACGATCTGCTGACGCTGGACGAATTGAAGATCACGCTCGGCATTCCGACCACCGATACGACCAACGATATTCAGATGGCGCAATGGATCACGCGCGCGTCCGATACCGTGTCGGTTAAATGCAATCGCATTTTTGCCACGGAGACGTTGAGTGAACTCTGGACTGGCCTGAGCTCGAACCGGATCTATCTCAGCCATTGGCCGACTAAGGCATCCGACATCGAGGGCGTGGAATCGCCGCAAGGCACTCCGATTGATCCATCAGACTGGCTGCTCGAGGAACGCAGCGGCAAGCTCGAGCTGATCGGGTCGTTCGCCACGGCCGCACCGCAGCCCATCCTCGTGACCTACACCGGCGGCTTTGATCTGCCCACGGATCCGCGCCCGTCGCTGCAGGCGCTCAAGCAGGCCACCGAACTCGTGATCTGGGAGATGCGCGCACTGGCGATGCGAATGCAAACATCAGGCATTCGATCTATTTCGCACAAAGAGGCGCGAGTCATGTTCTACGACCCGCTCGCATTCTTTAAGGCCGCAGCCAGCGCAGGCGGTGCCATGGGGGCCATCGATGCATTACTGATGCATTACGTTCGATTCCAAGTCTAATGCCAAACGTCACAGTAAAAAATCAGCCGGTGCTGCAGCGGCTCGACAATATGCTGCGGCACATTCATGAGCTGCCGAGCAAACAGGCGCAGGCGCTCTACGACTGGCAAACCCAGGACATGAAGCGCCAGTATCCAAACGAGACTTCGGTCGACGGCGACGTGCATCATTGGACGACGACCGAGGTTCATCCAAAACCGTTCGGCAAGCGCAGACCAACCGGGCGCAAGCGCGGACGACCAAAAGGTGTGAAGACCGGGGAAGGTTCGCATCGGCCGCGCGTGCGCAGAGTTAGCACAGGCCCGCGGCCGATCATGCGGCCAGTATTGCTCGAGGAAGCCTGGCAGCGTCAGCGCGACTTATTGAAGGACGTGACATGGGATTAGATTTTTCGACATTGATCTATTCGTCCTGCCAGGACCTTTACGGACGGCCGGTCACGATAAACCCGCTGATGTCGCAGCCGGGCCAACCCGCGTATGGCAACCGCGGGATTTGGACAGAGACTGATGAGAACGTCGTCGCTGACGACCTTTCGTACTATCAAGACCACCGTATGATCCTTGACATTCGCGATCGCGAATATGGCGTGCTGCCGGAGCAGGGTGATCACGTGATCATTCCTGCCGATGGCGAAGTGCCGGCTGAAGGCGAATTCGTTATCACCAATCGCGTGCGCAACGGCGGCGGTGAGACAACCCTAACGTTGAGCGAATACAAACCGTGACCCTGCTCGGTCAGGAGCAGAAACGCAAAAACGGCGCCGGCACGCGATCCTACCCACCTGGTCTATCGTCGACGCAAAGCTACTCCTACATCATCCGCAACATTTTCTACGACGCTCTAGCCGCAGATCCGTTCTTCGCGACCTATTTCATGCGCAAGACACCGATGGTGCCGGTGCAGCGTGAGCAGCTGCCGTTCCTCGGGGTCTATATCGCCAACGAGGATATGACGCCGGACGGCGATGCTAACGCGACTGTGGTGCGCTTCACGCATATGACGCGCATCGGATTCTCGGCCATCGTTGCCTACAGCGATCAGGACGTCGCCGAGCAAACCATCGACGCGATCTTCTGGCACATCATGAATCGGCTGTGGACCGACCCCGATATCATGAACATGATCAACGCCTACGATTATGTGGGCGGCATTGCGCAGAACCCGGACAACGTCCGCATCGAAAGTATCGAGCGCGGCGTACGTCGGCATCGGTTCGGAAGCAACACGCACAACAATGAGACACCAGTCGCTGAGCTGCAGTACGACGTGACCTGCAAGTATCGCACGATGTGGTGGCCAGACATCACTGACACGCTCGACACCATCGACGTGAAGACCGGCGTCAAAGCTGGCGATACTCAGGACGAAATGAATCAGCGTGCGCAGGAGCACGTGACTTACGATTTTACGCCACCGCCGGCGCCCACCGTAACAGCGATCTCACCGACCAGCGGCTCAACAACCGGCGGCACTGGCGTCACTATTACGGGCACCGATCTCACCGGCACGACGGCTGTCACGTTCGGCAGCAAGGCGGTCTCGTTCCGCGTCGTCAGTGCAACATCGATCACTGTGGTCTCGCCGGCGGGCACTGCTGGCGTAGTCGATCTAACCGTCACAACGCCGAGCGGCACGAGTGCCACAAGCTCGGCAGATCAGTTCACGTACCAATGAAAGGAAAACCAGATGGCAACAGTTAACATTCAGCTCGCCGGTCAGAAGCGCATGGAAAACCTGGCCAGGCGCACGCAGCGTTTGCAGGTCTTGCGTGTCGAACCGGCCGACAAGCCAGGCCGGTGGACCGCGGAAGCCATACGCCGCGTGTTCAAGCATCCGGTTAGCGGGATGAAATTCCCGTCAGAAGGTAGCGCCGAATGGCCAGACGATGCATTCACGCGACGTCGCTTGGCGGATGGCTCGATCAAAATCGCCGAGGACAACCCCGACCAAAAGAAGCCAGACCGACCAGAACGGCCGGTGCTGCAGCGTGCCGCTGCCGCGCGTCAGTCGGCTGAGTAAAACGCGCTTCGGGGCGCGCGCCTAAAAGCCCCTCCACTCGCAAACGATCAGGCAAAACCCCCGCGGTTGCGGGAAGGAGGATCCATGCCTATCAGCTTTAGTGACATCCCCCAGAATATCAAAGTTCCGCTGAACAATTAGTTAGGCGCTTTCCCGAGCAATCGGGATCGAACAACCGGGTGAACTCAGGGAAACGCCAGACCGGCCAATCCTGAGCCAAGCACCAACAAATAGTTGGTGAAGGTGCAACGACTAGAGCGAAAGCTCGTAGGGCCAAGCGGCCCGAAGCGCCCGGCTCCCCCAAAAGGGATGATGATATAGTCTGTTCTGCATAGGAATATGCAGCAGTCGAAAGACGGCAACAGCTTAGCGAACTGTCGCGAACATAAAGATACTGGGTTGAAGTAGATCCCTCGATGGCCGGTCTTCCGACCATCAACCTGCGTGCGTTGTTGGTAGGAACGGCTACGCCAGATGGCACGCAGCCGATGGATGTTGCGGTGCCAATCGGCTCGCTGGCGATGGCCGAGCAGTTCTTCGGTCCTCAGTCCGAGCTCGCGCGGATGTTCCGTGCGTTCTACCAATCGAACTTCGCCAATGAGGTCTGGGGTCTCCCAGTTTCTCAGCCAGCTGGTGGCACAGCGTCTACCGGCAAGATCGTAATCACTATGCCGCCGACAGCAGCCGGCACGCTGCATTTCTACGTTGCCGGCACTTACGTCCCGGTCAATGTGGGTTCGACCGACACCCTCGATCAGGTCGCGCAAGAGATCACTGATGCGATCAACGCTCAGGTCAATCCTTACATCCCGGTCACTGCCGTAAAATCCGCAACTCCTGGCGAGGTCGATCTCACTTGCACGTTCAAAGGTGTGAACGGGAATGAGATCAACGTCACGATAAACTACTACGGCGGGCGTGGTGGTCAGCAGCTGCCGCCTGGGATCCAGCTTACGTTGCCGCAAGGAACGGGAACAACGGCGACCGGCGGTACCGGAACTAGCACCGGCACGACGAACCTCACGGTCGGCGGTACAGTAGTCGGCACGATTGTTATGGGAGCTACGGTCACCGGGACTGGTGTGCCCGCTGGCACTCATGTCAACAGTCAAACGTCAGGAACGCCAGGTGGTCCTGGCGTTTACGTCACTAACCAAGCGACGACGCTCTCCGGCGCCGCGCTCACGTTTACCGGACCGCCGGGGCCAGCAGGCTTCATGCATGGCGGCGCTGGCACTCCGGTCTGGACGAACGCGATCGCTAATCTCGGCGAGACACCGTTCGAATACGTCGCGCTGAGCTATCTGGACTCGCAGACCTTGTTTGATTGGAACAACGAATTCGGGTTCAGCGATTCTGGAAGATGGGGTTGGGCCCGCCAGCTCTTCGGACATTTGTTTGGTGCGTTCCGAGGTGAATATCCAGACCTTGTTCTGTGGGGCGACCAGTACAACTACGCGATTACGTCGGTGATGGCGTTCGAGACTGCATCACCGTCGCCATCGTTCGAATGGGCCGCCAGCTACTGCGCAAAAGCTCAGAGAGCCCTAATCAACGACGCAGCTAGACCATTGCAATCGTTGTCGCTCAACGACATCAAACTTGCGCCGTTCCACCAGCGGTTCAACTTCCCAGAGTTGAACTCGCTGGCCTCCAATGGCCTGGCCATTCAGGAAGCTGGCACCGATCAGCAACCGATGATCCTGCGTGAACAGACAACGTATCAGCTCAATCTCTACGGCGCGCCGGACGACGCATATGAGCTCGTAACGACGTTAAGCACGCTCGCGAAGCTGATGCGCAATCAGAAGCAGATGGTGACGAGTCAATTCCCGCGCATGAAACTTGCTGATGATGGAACTCGCTTTGGTCCGGGTCAGGCAATCGTAACGCCGGGGATCATCAAGTCCGCGCTGATCTCACAATATCAACAAGACATGTACAACGGACTTGTTGAAAATCTGAGTGCGTTCAAACAACACCTCCTAGTTGAACGCGACCCAAATGATCCCAACCGGGTCAACGTCCTGTATCCACCGGACCTGATCAATCAGCTCAGAATTTTTGCCGTGCTGAATCAGTTCAGGTTGCAGTACGACCGCGGCGTCGACTTCGAGATCATCGGACAGGCGCCGCCTCCGTTCAACGCGGCTAACCAGTCACCCTAAGCTGTCAACTATTGACAGTTAGAAACGTCCTTAAGAGCGATTGTTAGCTTGCTCTTTCGCAGTGGCCCAACGGCAATTGCCAGGTGTGTAGTTGCCGTTGGGGTTGATGCGATCAATCGATGTTCCTGGCGGACGCACACCCATGTCTGCCAGGAAATTCTCAAATGAGTGTAGCCATCGCTTGCAAACCGTTATGCCGCGTCCGCCGTATCGTTCGTAGCGAGCGTAGTCGGGATTATAGCAACGGGACTTCATGCTCACCCACGTTCCATAGGTAGGACTCATACTGCCGCCAACGATGTGACCGTGAGTGCGATTGCTACGTCCCATCTTCTGTACGCGGTCTAGATTCCAGCAACCGCATGATCGTGTGGTTCCGTTGTTGAGCTTCTTGGCGAGCACAACAGTCTCATTGCGGCATTCGCAGCGACAACGCCAAAGCGATCCCTGTTTGGTGGTCCCGGCGAATTCGATGACTTTCAGACGACCGAATGTGCTGCCCGTAAGATCGGCGCGGTTCCAAGCTGGTTGTCCTGTCACGTTGTTTATCCCCAGCAACCATCCGTGATTTGGCACTAGCCAAAACGGAAAGTCAACAGGAGGTACAGTTGGCCCAACGCATCGCCGGGACCGCCTTCCTTACGGTAGGTCAGGTCCAAATGGCCCTTCGGGGCAACTTCACGGTCTCACCAAGTATGTGGGAACGTACGATGCTAGCAGGACTCGATGGGATTAACTATTAGTTCCCTTTGCCGAGCAATCGGCAATGACAAAACCGGGTGAATTCGGTGGAAGTCCAGACCGGACAATACCGAGCCAAGCCACCGCAAGGTGGAAGGTGTAACGACTAGGCGAAAGCCGTAGCGTCAAGCGACGCGAAGCCCCCGGCACCCCACGCGGGTGAAGAGATAGTCTGTTCTGCGCGGTTGAACGCGCAGCGGCCCTACTTCCGAAAGGGCGGTGACGAATTAGCGACTCGTCGTGAACATCAAGACATGGTTATCAGGAACTTCCACGTGTCCCGTGGATCGAAGGCGACATCTCGGCGATGCCGGGAATGTATCTGGAAACGCTCGAGGCTCAGGTTGACGTCACTGTCGTGGCGCAGCTGGCCAACGGGATGCAGTACACGTTGACCTCGGCCACCTGCAAATCAGGCTTCGAGGAAAACGCGAGAGACGGCCAAGTCAGGATCCGTTGGGAGGGATTGACCTGCCAGGAGGTCCAGATCGGCGCGCCCGTCACGGCGCTCGGTTAAGCCTAAAGGAACACACCCAACATGAACGACCAACCACGCGAGGGGTTTATCATTGGTCAGCCGCAACGTCCGGCGCAGCCAGAGCCCCAGCCCCGACCAAACGGCCCGGCCCAGCAGGCCATGCCGATGCCCGAGCCGGTGCTCGAGCAGCCGCCGATCGAGCGCGACGCGACGGTGATGCCGCAAGAGCATTGGCCGATCGTGGTCAAACTCATGTACAAGCCGATCAAAGACGAGAGAAACAATACTCTAACCGAGCTCTCGTTCCGCGAACCGCGGGGCGGCGATATCAACCGGTACGGCAATCCATGTCGCATCAATCAGGAAGGCGACGTGGTGATCGACGAGCGCAAGATGCACTACATCATGTCGGCGCTCTGCGGTGTGCTGCCGCCGATGCTTGAGATGCTGGATCCGCGCGACTGGAACTCCTGCGCCTATAGGCTGCGAAATTTTTTTCTACCGGACTTGCGCAGCTGGTAGGCAGCGCAGACGACATAGTTCTCGACTGCTATCGGTTGGCCAAACACTACAGCCAACCTCCTGACGTCTTCCTCAACATGCCCCTGACCGATATCCGCCTGCACATGTGGCGGACATCGCAACTTGCGCGCATTCAGCAGCGGGAAGCCAGCAGTGGCAACTGAATACGAAGAGTTGAAGATTACAGTAAGCCTCGACGATAATGCGTCGGGCCCACTTACGACGCTGCGCACCAACCTGCAGCAACTCGCCGATATTCCCCAGCGCGCTTCGCGCGGCGAGGAACTCGATCCCGCCATTCGCAAAACTGCAGAATATCTCAAAGGCGTCCTGGCTCTTGGGCGCGGCTTTGAGGTACTTAAAACATTTATGAATCCGGTGGCGCTCGGGGTCGCCGCCGTCGGCTATGAGTTCTATCGCGGGCTCGTGGCGCTGAAGAACTACACCGAAGAAATTAACAAAATGGCGCTGACGGCGAAGCAGGCTGGCATCAGCTTTGCCGAACTGCGCAACATCACGCTGCAGCTGCAGGCCTCCGGCATCGCGGTCGATAAAGTCACGGAAAGCATTCAAGGTCTCAACCACAGCATCGCACAATTGGTGCGCCCGTGGAGCGAGTTGCGAGTACGGTTGATGGAAGATGCCGGCCCGCGCGGCGCGGCACAGATGGGAGAATGGATCGAAAAGCTCACCTCAGCAAAAACTGAGACTGAACGTCTCAACGTCGCGATGCAGGCCTCGCGCAATGTCTATGAGAATGCCCTGGCTGAAAGTCACAGTGAGATTGAGGCCCGTGATCGACAGCGGATGTTCATGGAGGAGATCGGGCTTAACCAAGCCATGATCAGACGTGCTGAAGATCTTGGTAAGATGACGGCGGCACAAACAGCCAGATACGAGTCGCTCGTAAAATACAGCGAACAGTTCGAAAGCAAATGGGGAGAGATCCACCGGCAGCTATCTCTGAGTAAAGACATTCTCGCGAGCGAGGCGCTGTCACCAGACGGCCCATTCATGCAGCTCACGCAGCAGATACTCGAGCTCACGACAAGCATCGAGACAACGTGGGAGGACATCGACCAGCATCTCAATCAAATGAAACTTCCGGCATGGATGGAGTTGTTGATCAAGTCTCCGTATCAAGCGACTGGGAAGGCGTTGGGACTGGAGCATCTGCCGACGCTGAATGAATTATCTGGCCAACCAGGCGCGAAAGAAGGCGAAAGCTTTACAGACTATATGAGCCGCCTCGGGGGAGGCGGCAATCCAATGGCCAGGATGTTGAAGTCTTTGGGGCTTCCAGGCCTGCAGGAAGGCGGCATCGTCAATGAGCCGACACTTGCGATGCTCGGCGAGCGCGGACCAGAAGCGGTGATGCCGCTCGCGGGCAGCATCCTGGCGAACAACACTAAAGACGATGCCGAGGCGACCGATGAGAACACGGCGACCGTGAACGAACTGACCGCGCTACTGCAGCAGTGGAACGACACGATGCGCGACCAGCTGCAGGGCGGCGGCGGTTCCACCGGCGGTGCAGGCGCGACAGGCTCATGGGGTGACGACGGCGGCGGTGGGCAAGGCGCCCAAGGTGCTGGAGGTCAAGGCGCTGGCGGTGGTCTCGGCACGACGACACCAGGAAAAACCGGCGCCACAGCTGACGTCATCGCGAAGGCTGAACAGCTGGCGAAGACCGGCAACACGGGCGCGGTCTATCAGTTCATTCGTTCACAAGGCATCCCGGTCAGTCGCTATTGGTGCGGCGAGTTTGTGGGCGCGATGGTCAAATCGTCGGGCGGCGATCTTCCGAAAGGATTTGAGACAGCCTCGAGCTGGTTAACGTGGGGACAACACGTCGATCCGAAGGATGCGCAACCGGGTGACATCGTGGTGTCGAAGGTCGGCACCTATGGAGGAATGGCCGGCAGACCATTGAGCCCAGGCCAGCAAGGCGGCCACGTCGGAATGGTCGGATCTGGCGGCTACGATGCGAAGACCGGCAAAATTCAGATGCTGCAGGGTGATCCCTGGCGGGAATACCCGATGGCGGTCGGCAATTACGAAATCCGCCGAGCCGTCAAGCCAGAGCAAGCGCAGCAATCGCCGAAGGCGATGGCCGAGGGCGGCATCGTTACCTCACCGACTCACGCACTGCTTGGAGAGAAGGGGCCTGAACTCGTTGTTCCGCTGAGCCGCGGTGGAGCTGGGAAACCTGGCGCTGGAGCGCCTGGAATTTTTCACACGCCCGAGCAAATTCAGCAGCAGAAGGATTTCATCGCGCGTACGCAACTCACCTCCAATCCGCTCACCGATATTTGGAATCCGGTCAAGAATCGCATGCAGGGCGCAGGCGATCTTTATAACACCAGCGAGACCGGCGCGACCTACCGCGAGCGACTCGGAGCTCGGGCCGCACTGCTCGGCAAACTCCTCATGGCAGGAACGTATGATCTGCCGAGCGGGATTGTGGACGCAACCCTCGGCAAGATCACTGCCGGTTGGACGGGCTTAGAACGCGGTGAAGCAAATAAATGGGCCGAGACTGCTGTAGCTGGGGTGTCACTTGCTGGCGGCGCGGCGACGGTGGCGCGGGGGGTTGGAGAACTCTCAACGGCAATCCCCGAAGTTCTTGGAGGCGGCGAGGGCGCCCTGGCGAAAGCCATCCCGCCAGCACTTGCAGTCGGCAAAGAAATTAACAAAGCCTATCGCGACGTCACGAACCAAGCTTATCCAACCTTTGGCGATTTCGCCCTGATCGGTGGTGCAGAAGCGCGCCCGATGGAATCATTCGGCGGCGAGCTGGCGATCGACCGCTCGGTGGTGGGAGCTCCGCAGCGCCGCGGTGGGGGCGCCGACGGCACGATCACGGTCAAGCATGAGGCACCTGGCGAGGCTGCAGCGCCGAAGGTGCCGGTGTTCGATGGGTTCCATTTAGACGGGCAAACCCAAATGGCGGACGCAGCGCACGGGCCGCAGCTCAATCATCAGCTGTCCCCAATTGAGGTGCGTGGCGTTAAGCATCTGGCGCAATAATGGGAACGGAATACGAAGAACTAAAAATCCGGATCGGCCTCGAGGACGCCGAAGATGCCTACGCACGCGTGCGCGCTCAGGCGCAACAATTGGCGCAGGCTGGGGCCCTAAAATTTCCAACGCAGGAGCTCAACAACTTCAACCGGTCGCTCGATCAGGCGACGCGCATGACGGCCTCCTACATCCAAGGCCTGGCCGGGCTCGGCCGAGCTTTCGAAGTGCTTAAACTGTGGATTAATCCCGGCTATCTCGCCATCGGCGTCCTCGGCTATGAATTCTATCGCGGATCGCAGGCGCTGCGTCGCCAAGCAGAGGCCATGCAAGACATGGCGCTGTCGGCAAAACAGGCTGGCATTAGCTTCGGCGAATATCGGAATGCAGCCAGTCAATTTCAGGCGGTAGGAATTGGCATCGATCAGGTGAAGTCAAGCATCTCCGGTTTGCACAACACCATTGCGCAGTTAACCAGACCATGGAGCCAGCTCCGCGTGACCCTGCTAGAAGACGCCGGGCCAGCTGGCGCTGCGCAGATGCAGGATTGGATCAACCGCCTCGTCTCAGCGCGCACCGAAGGAGAGCGGTTCTCGATTGCCCGCGTAGGATGGGAGAACGTCTATCGCAATGCGCTGCGCGAAACCAATAGCGAGATAGAGGCCCGCAATCGCGCAGCGATGTTCATGAACGAGATCGGAGTTGATCCTCAGTTCATCCGTTGGATGCGCGACTTTTCAGACATGACGGCAGAGCAGACACGACGCTATGAAAATCTTGCTAATTACAGCGGAATCTATGCCGGGAAATGGAGCGAGATCTTTAGAAACTTCCGGCTGATGGGAGATCTCTTCGCAAGCGAACTCCTCACGCCAGACAGTCCAATCATGCAAGGAACCGAGCAACTCTCGATTCTGGTGAAGGGTGTTCTCGACATTCTCGAAAAGATCGATGCGATAGTTAGAAAAATTCCGCCGATGCCGAAAGGCAATGTGTTCGGTAATGCCTCACAAGCAGCCAAACGCTTGCTTACGCCGCAGATGTTCGGTGGTGGATTGTTCCAGCCGGGCGCGCCCGGGTCTCCAACAGGGGCAGCGGCTGGCATGGGTGTGCCGCCCGATCGACGAGCAATCCCACCGATCCAACGCGGCGGCGCTGGCGCTGGCGCGCTGCAGCAAGGTCTCGAGGTCGAAAAGAGCACCGCCTCGACGAGCTCCAACACATCCGCTTTCCGTCGGCTGATCGACGAAGTCGAGGACATGCTCGCCGGCGCGCTTGGTGGCGGCGGTGGTGGTGCCGGCGGCCTCGCGCAGCAGCTTGGCATCGGAGACATCGGCCGCGGCCCAGGCGGCACCACAGGCACGGACGGCACGCAAGGCACGACCGATCAAGGCCCGACCGGACCAAAGGCACCAACAAGTCCAGAGGAAGCGGCGGAAACTATCGAGGATGCATCGAAGAAAGGATTTATCGAGACCGAGGGCGGCGGCGGCCCAACGACCGTGGAGAACGCCCCTGAGACAGTCGCGGACGCGCAAAAAGCCGGGATGTTTGATCAGGCGCTAAACCTGGCCAATATTCGCAACGCGGTCGCCGGACGTCAGATACATGGTTACACCACCGATCAAATCGCGGCCGCACTCGCTGGTCCGAAAACCGGTGGCGGCGCTGGCGGCCTTGGCGGCAACGTGGCTGGTGGCGCCGTTGTAACGAAACCTGGCGGCACGGTCGATGCCGATTCTTTGTACAAATATTATGTCAGCCAATTCCGCGGCTCCAAGCTCGATGGGTTTATTCCGAAAGACGGCGCACAGTTTGGCATCATTAAAGGCACGCCAGAAGAATATGCGCGGCTGGCGCTCGCGACCTCAATTCAAGAAAGCGGGTTGCGAGCTAACGCGCCGCGCGGCGGTCTCAATCAGATGGCTGCGAGTAATTTAAGGGATTACGGCGTTACTGGCGACGTCAATGATCCGACCGCCCAAGCGACAGCTCTTAGCAATGTATTCAAGAAATTTATCCCGCAGGATGGAGTGATCACCGGTCCAGGCAGAGAGAGCGCCGGTGCAGGTCGATACTTCGGATCGATCCGCGCGGGCTGGAATCAACGCGGCGTCGATATTTTGTCCGGTCGAGATTCGCCGATGGCGCAGGCGAATAGGATTGCCACGGCCGCTGGCGCTGTGCCCACGGGCGCAGCACAAGCACCGACACCGGTCGTAGGCGGCGGCGGCACATCAGGAGGCGCTGGCGCGACAGGCGCCGTTCCTACAACATCGCCACTACCGCGAGGCCAGGTTTATCCTGGCGCACCGACAGCGCCTGGCGCGATGCAATCCGCAACCGGCGCACCTCAGGCTTTCATCGTTCATCATACCGGACCAGGCATTAACACAGCAGCTCAATTGCTGAGCGTGTTGAAACAGCGTGGCGGCTTGGGGGTCGAATACACGCAATTGCCGAATGGAGACATCGTTCAGGTCGGTCAGCCTGGTGCGGCGAACATCCGCCCGGAAGACATGATCAATCCGAAAACCGGGAAAACCTACGGAACCGAACTTGGCGCTTCTCTGAAATTACGCAATCAAAATATCGTCGGCATCGAGGTGATGGCGGCGAACGATGCTGCGGTGAAAGACGAAAATGCCAGGAAACTAGCGAACTGGATCCAGACCAACTATCCGCAGACACCGGTTTATGGTCACGGCGAAATACAAAGCGACAAAGAGCCGGACGAGGGTCAGAAGGTTACCAGAATGGTGCGGGCGATGCGGGCCGGCACTATGCAGAGTGATGCTGGTGCCCAGGACGCGAAAGACGATTTGTTAGATAAGCTGATCGGGGCGCCACCATCTCCAACCGTAATGTCTGCTGACGAAATACGTCAGGCGCGCAAGGGGCTCGATAAATCTGCTGCCGCAGACACCGGTGGCGGTGGCGAAAAACCAAAACTCACTATCAATCATGAAGACGCGCCCGACGGTGCAAAGGTCGAGACCGACGGCAAGGTCTTTGACGGGTTTGAGCTCGAGCATACCAAGACCACGACCTCTGATAAGCGCCGCAGCGCGCAAGCGCCCGGCTCTTTTGGCCGTGGTGCTCCTGGTGCAACGAAGACCGCATCGCCGCTTGAGCTTGAGGGCATCAAGGGCAACACGATAGCAAAGGCCGCGTGATCGCTATGGCATTCGGACCGTTCGGTGGAGCACCAAAGCAACCTGTGGCACCAATCTTCGGACCATTTGTAGAAGCTGGTCTGCCAACACACCATGCTTATGGCCCGTATAGTCCGCCGCAAGATCTCTCCAAGAACATCGTCGACTTCAACAAACGGAAGTCGCAAGCGGGGGATCAATTCGGCTGGGGCTACAAATTTGTCACCGCCAACTTCAAGGGCGCGTTTTTCCATTGCGAGACCAGTAGCGTCGAGAGCGGGCTACGTCTTGTCGAGCATGAATTCCCGAAAAAAATGCTGCCCTATGCGGAGTCGATGGGGCACAAAGCGATTACGTGGTCAGTGCGCGGATACATCGCGACGTTCCCCTACGACAGTGCCGACAATGTTCTGAACACGACGGACTATACGCGTGGCCGCGATGAGCTCGCCCGTGCGGTCGATAGCAATAATCCTGGCTGGCTGCAGATCCACACGATGCCGCCGCTCTATTGCTACTGTCAGCGATGGCGATTGACGGAAACCGAGAAGCAAGGCGGCTACTGCACATTTGACATGGAATTCGTCGAATACGGTTTGCAGCCGTTCCAATATACGACGGACGCCTACACTGCGGTGCAGGCTGCGGTCGATAATCTGCGCGCCCAGTTGGTGGCGCCCGGCCAGCCCTGGGTTCCTGATAGCATTGGCACATTGCTATCGCCGCACGGTGGCGCCAGCGGGAGCTTCTAAATGGACAAGGCAGAGGCGCTCGAGGCAGCTGGCATCGTCATTCGATTGTGCGAAAACTTGCTGCAAACGGTTTCGTCATATGGGCGCGCGGCCACGGATGCGCGCACGGCCTGCGGCGATCTGATCGCGCAAGCTTATACGCTGCTACGCAACGACGATGTTGCGGTTTCGCTGGATAAATGTTTCCAGCTGATCTGGTACGCTGGAGCAACGCAGCCCGAGATCGCTTCGGTGCGCGTGTTTCTCGAGGCCGAACAACCGCAGACACTCGGCGGCATAGCGACGCAAAATCTCGGCATTCGGTTTTGTCTGGTGATTGAGTGCACGATCATCATCAACATGACGTTTGTCAGTCGCGAAGACGTCGATGCCATCAAGTATTCGATGACGCTGCCGTTCCGCGCGGCCGAGGAAATCGCCGCCGATGATATGGACCAGGCTAATCTCATGCCCATCATTGCGCTCTGGTCGGCGCTGACGAATTATCTGTGCACGATAGAGCTGCCGTTGCCGCAGATGCTGAACTACTGGTTTGCTGACGTGTTCCCGAGCTTGCTTGTATCGCAGCGACTCTATAGCGACGCCAGCAATGCGGACACAATCCGCGATGGCAACAAGATCGTTCATCCGGCGTTCTGCCCGCCGACGGGTAAAGCCCTAGCAAGCAGTTGAGCCATCCATGCCAAACGGAGAGGAGATCGCCGTTCTAACGGTGAACGGTCAGACGTTTCAAGATTGGGAATCGGTGTGGGTGCGACACCGCTGGCACGAGGCCTTTCATCAGTTCAAGTTCACTGCGGTCGAGCGCGATCCGATGCCGCAGTATTGGACGCAGACGAAATTCAAGCCGTGCGACATGTGTACGATCACGCTCGGCGGCCAGATGGCAGTCAACGGCACCATCCTAACCCGCCAGACTGTCTACGACGCTAATAGCCACGGCGTGCAATTGAGCGGCGTCAGCCTAACCTACTGGGGAAACAAATCGAGTGTCTGGACCGACACGATGAACTTCGATGGCATGACCTTTGAGCAGATCGCGCGCAAGGTCACCGAGCCGTACAACATGAACATCCAAGTCGTCGGTCAGCTTGATGCGAAACCATTTGACAAACTCTCGGCGCAGTATGGCGAAACGGTCTGGGATTTCCTTGAGCGCATCGGTCGAGATCGTAGCGTAGTGCTCGGCACCGGCGCTGATGGAAGTATGTTGCTGATCGGCAATCACACCAAGCCAATTGTGAGCGATCTCATCGAAGGCGTGAACATTCTGCGCTGCAGCTGCACTATCAACGTTGCACCGAAATTCAGGCACTACGGTGTAGCTGTGCAGAAACCGAGCAGCGATCAGAGCAGCGGCGTTGACGCCAATCAGATCTTGAAATTGGCGCAAGGCACAGGATGCTATCCGAGCTTTCAGCTGACGAACATGGAACATCCAGGGGACGAAGATGACGCGCAGAAGCGCGCCAACTTCGAAGCGCGCTGGCACGAGGGTTATTCGGTCACGGCGCAGGTCACGGTGCAGGGATGGTTGCGGGCACATGGCTCGCTGTGGACGGTCGGCGACAATGTGTTTGTTCATTCGCCGATGGCAATGTTGGACCAAGTGCTGAAGATCCAGCAGGCCACTTTCATGCAAGACAGCAAGAGTGGGACGACGACGACCCTCGATCTCGTTGTGC